GAAGATTCTGCGCGGCTGATCGGATGGCCGCCGCCGTCTCATCGGTCGCGGTTATCCGGAACGAGGCGGTTGGGTCCATGGTGCACGTTCCCTAGCGAGATAGGCAGCGCAGAGCGCGAGCTCCGAATCCGACCATTGAGCGACCTCGCCAAGCCGCACGCCCCATCGCGCCGAGACGGCCAACATTGAAGCGAGGGTCGGATCCGCTGCTATTTTTTTTCGGCAGTCTCGATCGTGATGCGATTTTCGAAGAGCAGCTTCACGAGTTTCCCGATCGACTCTGCCGGCGCGCGTCGCAGCAACGCGTCGGCATGCTCAGGCTTGAATTTCGGCGAGCCGTCGGCGTTGCAAGCGCGGGCGATGACGATCGTGACTAGGTCCTTCGCCGTGATCTGATCGACCTTCTCGAGCTTCTCTTGGAGCTCGTAGCGCTCGGCCGCCGTCATCGGATGGAAGTAGTAGATCCGACCGAAGCCCTCGACGTCTGCGGAGCGACGCTCGCGCTGCTTCCTGAATCCCTCGAGGATCTCGTCCGCCGTGAGCTCCGGAAGCGCCTTGCGCTGCGCCGCAATCTTCTCGGCGTCCGCGAGCTCGGCCTCGAATTTTCGCAGCTGTGCGACGGTCATGCGGCCGCGACCTCGAGCACGGTCGTCGTGATCCAGATCATCGCCTTCACGAGAATGACGCCGTCATTCGTGACCTGGTCGACGCGGAGACTCCCGATCCGACCTCGGAAATAGCGCTTCGTCGGATTCGTCGAGATCTGGTCATTGAAGAGAACGCGGAAGTTGAATTCGTCCGTCGCTTGGCTCGCGGCGGCGAACGCGGCCGCCATTGCGAGCTGCCCGCCCTCGGCCGTCGTGTGGGCCCAAACGACCTCCATATCACCGGCGTCCGCGGCGCCGCGCGCCTTGTTGACGCGTCCGTCTGCGAGCGAGACGAAGGTGACCTTGTTCCGCTCGTCGCCGAATTCGCCCAAGTGCTCGACGTTGCCGACGGGCGTATAGCTGTCCGTCTCATAAGTCGCCTGGTCGCCGTTCGGAACCGCGAGCGTCGTCCCGATCGCGAGCGAGGCGCCGGTTCCGGTTTTGATACTTGCCATGGTCTGAGGCTCCTATTCCTGGCCCGATTAGGTCACAGCGCTCGCCGCTGCGACTCCGCTCTTCACGAAGCCGAGCAAGAGCTGACTTGCCGTCTGCCCGACTCCGACGACGGAGATAAACTCGCCGCCGGCGATATCGTCGACCGGCGCCATTTTTCCGGCATTGACCGAGACGACGTAAACCTTCCCGATCGCGACCGTGCCGCCCGGATTGATCGGGCCGCCGAGCTGAAACTCGACCGGCATATTCGCCGCCGGCGCGCTGTTCAACGCGATCGCGAGCGTCGCGTTATTTCCGGAATTGACCGCGCTGTTGCTCTGCGCCGGGACCCATTGATTCGAGGTATTGAGGCGAATGACGTCGCCGGCATTGATCGCCGCGCCGGCCGTGCCGGTGTTGCGATCGCCGAGACCGCGCACGTTCGCCGGCGTGATAGACAGATCTGCCATGGCTGCTCCTAGTAGAGTTGATAGGCGACGGTCCACTTCGCGAGGACGCCGGCCACGTAGAGCTCGCCTTCGGTCAGAGACTCGAGCTCGCCGGCCCCGTCGTATTGGATCGAGTAAACGAAAGTGAGGCCGAGCTTCTGCCCGGCTGGCGCGCGACGATGCGAGAGCAAAAGAGCTTCCGTCTTCTCGCGCAGATCCATGATTGCGCCGCGCGCATCTTCTTCGCGCGCGCCCGTTGCGATATGCGTCACGTGGACGTTGAACGCGCTGCCGAGTGTGTCGAGGCCTTTCCAGTCGGCCGGCTGATCCTCGCCGACGTCGACGGAGATCGCCGGCATCTCGTCTTGCTCAGGATCGAGCGACGTTCGGCGATGCGCGTAGACCTTAGCGCCGAGGGCTTCGACTTGCGCCTGGATGAGAGTGACGAGCGCGTCGACGATCTGCTCTGCTCGATGCGTCATTTGTCGATGCCGATCAGGCTCATTCCGGATCCGTCGCGAGAGAGCGTGCGAACGGTATGCTCGGAATCATCCGCGAGTCTGCGGACGAGCTTTCCCTTGACGATCGCCTGAGCCTCGACGTCAGAGGTTCGCATGCGAAGGAAGAGCGAGCGCGAGCTCACATGGAAGTCGCCGGCGGCGAGATCGAGAGGCTCGGCCAGAAGGATCGCCCAAAAGCGTCCGCCGGTCGTGGTCTCGAATTCCTCGCCGCCGAGTCCTTGCACGAGCCCGAGGCGATCGGCCTCGGTTTCGATCATCGGCGCAGTCGTTTAAACGACTTGCTTCTTGCCGGCCGCCGTGACGCTCACGAGGGAGGGGCCCGTGACGATCGTCCCGACGTAGCCGAGGAAGCCGCCCGGAACCTTCTTCGGATCGAGCGCAAAGGTCTGAGTGTTGTTCGACGAGCTGACCGCCGTGAACGTCGCGCCCGTGATATCGGCCGCGCCAGAGCCGTTCGCATCCGTCGCCGATTGCAGCTTGCCCGTGATCGAGCCAGTGACCGCGCCGATTTGCTGCGTGACGAGGATCTCGCCCTCGTAGGGACGCACGTCCAGCCATTTGCCCGAGCCCGACGTCGCGGCCGCCGTGTTGGCGCATGAGGCCGCATCGATCAGCGACGTCGCCGTCGACGCCGACGCTTGACTCAGCAGCATGCCGGCGAAACCGAGCGCCGCTGCGGCTTCCCAAGGGATCAGCCCGGAATGAGCGGCGAACGCGAGCACGCCGATCGAAACGATCAGAACCAAATGCGAGAGTCTCATGACATTTTCTCCTTTGGAGAAGTTTTGAGGAAAGGGAATCGCGGAAAGGAATCGGCCGGCTTACTTGCCGGCCTTCTTCCTGCCGCTCGGCGGCGGTCCCGCGTCTTCGCCCGCGGCCGGGGCCGGCGGCCGCGCCGGCTCCGGATCTGGCGTCCTCGCCGGCTCGTCCTTGACGAGCTCGACGGCGCCGATGCTGACGAGGAACTGGACCTCTTGCGGCGGTAGATCGGCCTCTTCGCCCGGCTTCAAATGCCGCTCGATGCCGATGCAAACGCCGCGCAGCGCTTTGATCTTCATACCTCTTGCTCGCTGCCCGATTAGGACAGATTGCTCGAGACGATGAAGGCCTGCGGATAGCGCAACATGACGTCGACCATCCAGAGAGCCCGGATTCCGACTTGCGCCTGATTGAAGCGCGTTCCGCCATTGTCGGTCGAGAGCTCGAGCACGCCCCAATCGCCGATGACGAGCTCGTCCCAAGAACCGAAGATCAGGCCGCCCGAGCTCACCTGCTCCGTGCTCATCGCCGGGAATCCGACGCAGCTACCGTCGAGAAGGTTGCCCATCCAGAGCGGCGTGTCGGTCGAGGTGAACCGCTGGACCTGCATCAGTCGCGAGGCGCCCGCGGTCGTCGTGATCCAGCCCGGATTCCCGCGGATCGCGTTCGCGCTGCCGGCCGTCTGCGGGAAGGCGAGGATCTTCGCATAGGTCGCCGAGGCCGCATCCTGGCCGGACGTAATGCCCGACGTATTGATGATGCCGATCGGCTGCGCGCCGCCCGTTCCCTTGATCGCCGCGTTGTCGACGCCGTCGATCGCGATCGTCGCGGCGAGGTCTGCCGTGATGAACGCCTCGGCCGACGGCGAGCTCTGACGAAGCAGCTGCTCCGAGACGTCCGTGACGATGATCGCCGTCCGCGGGACCATCGAGAGCTGACCGAGCGCCTGATCGCTCGCGGTGATGCTCGTGCCGTCGCCGCCTTGCCAGGTGACGGAGCTCTTTCCGGTTTGCCGCGGGAAGATCACATTCCCGACCAGGCCCGAGAGCTGCCGAGCTCCCATGCGCATGGCGCACGAGCGAGCTCGCAGAATCTCGATAAAGCCCATGTTCTCGACGCCGACGAGATAACCGCCCTTGCTGCCCGGCTGCGTCGCCATCGCGCGCATATTGAACGCGTCCGGATCGATCGGCCGACGAAGGACGTCGGTCGGGATCAGAAGCGAGCTGTTGATATCGCCGCGATTCATCTGCTTCGCGACCGCGTTCGAGCACTCGAGCTCGTAGCCCGCGGCCTGCAGGTTCGACTGGTTCGGGAACTTCAGAGCGCGGATCGCGCGCACGAGGCTGTAACGGCGAAGATCGCCGGCCGAGAGACCGAGCACGGCCTCGCCGCTCGGTTTCGCCGTCTGGCGCGCCTCGAGCACGTCGAGCAATTCACGCGAGACCTGCTCGAGCGTCGCGCCTTCGTTGATCCAGCGCATTTCGACGCGGGAGTCGAGCTTGTTGCCCTTGCAGAGATTGCGGATCGCCTGCTGACGAGCGTTCTCGGCGTCGAGCGCCGACGGCGGCGCCATGCCATCGCGGACCTGGTCGATCACGGCAGTTCGGACGGTTGCAGGGACGGCGGCGGATGCGCCCGCCGAGGGTGCGGTCTGATTTTCCATGAGATTTCCTTCGGCGGTTTTCGCCTGTGTTGACACTGAACTCTGTTCGCTCGAGTGCGTGCGGACCTCGAGCTCTTCGCGATCGCTCGCGCGACCGATGCCGACCGACTGATCGGCCGGAACTGTGACGAGGGAAAGCTCGAGCGCTTCCCAATCGACGACGCGATAGCGATTCGCGTCGGCCTCTTCCTTCGTTTGCGCGATTTCATTCACGCGGTACATGAACGAGACATTGCGGAGGACGCCCTCGTTGATCAGATCAAGCGCCTTCTGACCGTCGGCGTTCTTCGAAAGACGAACGATCGCGTGCCCGCGCCTGTCATCGCCGATCCAGGCCTTCTCGACCACGCCGCGCAGATCGTTCATGTTGTGATTGAAGAGCACCGGCGCGCCGTCGTTTAAACGACGGAGATCCGCAGCGCCTTTGTCATGGCTGAGGATCTCGGAACCGAACCAGCGATCGACCGGATTCTCGGAGGAGAACGACAGCTCGATCGTCCGATCCTTGACCGACTCGGCCCGGACCTCGATCGCGCGCGTCAGCGGAGGCAGCTTCATCGGACAACCCTCATGCGGCCTGACTGCGAGCTCGCTGCGTCCGAAGACGCGGCGTCGGGCCCGGCATCGGCCGCATCGGCCGTGCCCTGCTCGGATTCGGTAATCGGCGTCGTCGGCTTAGCGCCGGCGTCTGTCGGATTCACGCCGGGATCGACGTCATAGACGAGCTCGGGATCGAGCTCCTTCTGCGCGGCGAGCTCGCCGGCGCGCTCGAGATCGACGTCTTCGATATCGTCGCCGTTGTTCGTCTGCGCGATGACGGCGGTCCGTGTCGTGAAGCCACAGCGGACCGCCTCTTTGAACGCCTGGACCTCTTTCGTCGGATCGATCCAGGACCATCCGCGCGCCTTGAACTTCGCCGCCTCGAATTTCTCCGGATCGACGCCATACTCTTCGACCGGAACGCCGTCGACTTCGCCGGCGAGCACGGCCTGCTGCAGCCATCGCGAATGGACCTGACAGCGGAAAGCGCGCTGCCACCAGGTCTGTAGCGAGCGCCAGACGTCGCGATCGTCGAGGAGGTCGAGCCGGCTCGAGCTGTAATTGCTCTGCGAGTAGTCGCGCGAGAGCGACGCATAGCTGACGTCGAGGCCTGCGGCGATTTTGCGCAGCATGAACCGCATGAACGGATCGAGCGCGCTGTTCGGCCGGTTCGGATTGTTGAACTGGATCTTCGATCCCGGCGGGCCGCGCCCGATGATGCCTGGCGAGAGCTCCGTCTCGAAGCTGCCGTCATCCTGCTGCTCGACGTCCGGATCGTCGAGATCCGACTGCTCGAGCCAGCCGAGATAATTCGCAGCGCCGCGCGCCGCGACGAGCTCGGCCTCTTCGTACCCTTCCATATCGTTCAGAGCGCGCGCGATCGCATGCAGCCACGGCACGCCGCGCGTCTGCGGCCATCGATCGATGAGGCGCAGGTGAATGATCTCGTCGGCCGGTACGCGTTGAACGAGGTTCTTCACCGTCGACGGATAGGGATAGTCGGACGGATGGCGATCGCGGATCCAATACGCGACCGCGCGATAGAACTGGTCGACTTCGACGCCCAGGCGCATCTCGGTCGCGTTGAGGCCTAGCGACTCGCCGACGCCGAGCGCGATCAGATTCTCATGCGGCACGCGCTCTGATTCGATGAGCTCGAGCGCATACGGAATCGGCGAGCCGCCGAACGGCCGATAGTGCTGCCGGACGAAGACCTCGCCCGTCTCGACAACTTGCGCGAGCAGCGCGCGCTCGAAGTCGCCGAACGCCATCCCGCCGCCGGTATGGCAGTAGTCGGCGCGCGACCAGCAAGAGAAGGCCTCTTCGATCCCGTCATTCGCGCGCTTGAGCATTTCGCCGCGCGTGTTCTTGACTTGCGCCTGCAGGCCCATGCCAGAGCCGATCACGTTATTCACGATCAGCCGGCGAGCTCGCTTCGCGTATGGCGAGTCGCGCATGAGCGCGCGCGATCGCCCGCGCAGAAGCGTCAGGCTCGACGAGATCTCCGCATCGGCCGAGCTCTGCGTCGACTGCCATCCGGCCGTCAGCCGCGAAGGCCGCGCCGAGTGATACATGCGCCGGCCCGTGCGCGCAGGTTGCGCCCGCGGCGCGTCCGCATAGAGCGGCTGTCCCTGCGGATCGAGACCGACGTCGGCCGGCGTCGCGATCGAGACCGTCGACGCTCTCGGCCATCCGAAGAGTTTCACGATTGTCCGAACCTCACGAAGACACGGTTAGGCTTGAGACCGAGCTCGCCGGCGACGGCCAGGCGAAAGCGGTCATAGGCGGCGAGGATCTCGTCCCAATTCATGCGGCTGATCGAGCGGCCGTCGATCGCGAGCGAGAGCTGATCCGTCGACGCGCGATTCTCGATCACAGCCTGCAGCGCCTCGAGCACGCGCTGATTGAACGTGCGCGTATCGGAGACGTTGTCGGCCAGGTTCGGAGCGATCTCGACGCGGCCGCTCGCGATCGTCTTCACGGTCAGCCCGTTCACGACGCGCGCCTGCCAGGCGTAATTCCCTGGCGTGAGCGACTTCGTCGAATCGGCCGCGACCGAGATCAGATGATTCGCGCCGCTCGGCGTGCCCGTTGCGCTGATCGACTTGTCGCCATTGCGAAGGTAGTAGGTCAGCGTCCAGGTCGGCGCCGGATAGCTCGTGAGGATCTCCGTCCAGGTCCAGAGATCGCCGGCGACGAGCTGCTTCGGAATTTCCATCGCTTACCAGCTGTTGACCCAATTCGAGCGCATCTGCCGCGGCATGCGGCGAACTCGCGGCGGCGGCGGCGGGTTTGGCGGCGGCGGCGGACGCGGGCCCGCCGGCGGATCCGGGTTCGTTCTTCCCTTACTCATTGCTGCCTCTGCCGCGTCCGCGGCTGTGAGCTTCGGCCACTTCGGCGCGATAATCTCGATCGCGACGCGGTTGTAGACGCGCAAATCGAGCGCCTCATTCCGCGCGCGGCGCTGGACGTAGGCGCGGACTTTCTGTCCCTTCACCATCCGCTCGACGCGCTCTTCGGCGGTCAGCTGATAGAAGTATTCGTCGTCATGCGACGTCGGAAAGTGCATGTAGCCTGGCCCGGAATCCTCGATCGAGAGCCATCCGAAAATTTCGTCCTTGCACTGATCGACGTTGACCGGCAGAACCGGACAGCGGTGTCGATTGTTACGCGTGAACCGGCCGACGATCGGGACGCCGGATCCGAGACCGCCGACGCCCTTGATCGCGTACACGCGGCGACGAAAGCGCTTCTTGCAGAAGCGATAGACCGCGTCCGTGTGATGACCGCTGTCGACGGTCATGCAAGCAATCGGGAGCAGCCGGCCGTCATCGCGCTCGATCGCCGTCCGGTGCCAGTCGTCGAGCTCGTTCCAAACGTCGGGGAAGGCCGGATCGCCGAGGAAGCGCTTCGCCTCGAGCGACCAGGATTCGAAGAGTGTCGACCATCCGACGGCCTCGACCTCGAGGCGATCGTCCTGGACGTCGACGGCCGCCGTGACGATCAGGACCTCGCGCGGCGCCTTCGTGTATGGCTCGGCCCGCTTCTTGATCCCTTCGGGATCGTGCTTCTCGGACTGCTCTTCCCACGAGAGCCCGAGCGATTCATTGATGAACTTCTTCAGCGACTCCGGAAGGCGCTTCGCATTCACGAAGGCCTCGACCATCTGCGCCCAGGTTACATGCGGCGAATAGAGCTCGTTGATATGGAACCCGTCGACGCCGCTCGCCGGCGCGGTCGCGCGCCATTCGCCCGCTGCGAGCATCCGTTCCTTATGCCGGTGCTCGATCTCCGCGCCACAGAACTCGCAGACGTAGACCGCAGTCGCCGACAGATGCCGGCCCTTGCTCTTCCATTCCGGATCTATCGCCGGGACGCGCCGGCCGTCCCCGAGCTCGCGCTGCCATCGGAGCTGTTCCCATATGAGGCGCTGCAGCTCGCCGCAATGCGGGCACGGCACGAAATAAAATTGCATGTTCGAGGCCTCGAACGCCGCCTCGATCCGGCTCGAGCCCTTGAGCTCCGGCGTCGACGCGCGAAAGATCCGGCGATTCCAGAAGCCTTTTGATCGGCCGATCGCGAGACCGACCGAATCCAGGTGCGCCGGATACGCGTCGATCTCATCGAGCAGCACGTTCCGGATCGGCCTCGAGCGCAGGTTCGCGGCGCTGTTCGCGCCCGCGATCGTCAGCTGCCCGCCTTCGAAGCGCTTGTGAAGAATCGTGTTGTCCGAGTCCTTCTCGTTATCCGAGATCCGGCCGCGAAGACAAGGCGTGTCGCGCAGCATCGGATCGACGCGATCCTTCGAGAAGCTCTTCGCCATTTCGATCGTCGGCTGAACGACCATCGTCGGGCCCTCGCCGTGATCGACGATGCAGCCGAGCATGTTCAGAAGGCTCTCGGTCGCGCCGACCTGCGAGCTCTTCATTAAGACGACGTCGGATCCGTCCCGAAAAAAGGCGTCCATGATCGCGCGCAGGAACGGAAACCGAGACGTTCGCCACGGACCCGGCGATGCCGAGCTCTCAGGCGAGAGAATGCGGTTCTGATCCGCCCAATCCGCTCCCGTTGCTCGCCGAGGCGGCGGCCGGATCTTCTCGGCGCTCAGTACGTGCGCCGGAGCTCGCGCCGGCGAGCGGGATCCGGAGATTAGCGTAAAGCTCCCTTGCTCCATCGATAACCCGCTCGAGGACCCGCGCGATCGTGTCGCGATCCTTCCCGACTAGTTCATCTGATACGGCCTGCGGAATCGCGCCGAGACGCACGCCTTCTTCGACTAGAACTGCGTCAAAGGCCGCCTGAACTGACGCAGCCTGCACGAGTTCGCCGCGCCGCTCGGCAAGGTCGAGTTCGATCTCTTCGGCCCGCAAAAACTTCAGCCGATCCGCCGCGTCGACCTCTAGCTCGCGATCGCGCGGCTTGCTGGCCGGCTGCGCCTCGACGCCGGCGAAGAGCGCCGGAAACGCGTCCCGGCCGCGGTAGTAGCGCGTCACCTGGCCGCGGCGGTCCTTCTTCGCGCGGACCGGCTGCACGTCCTCGAGCCGCTCGTTCACGGTCCGGCGATCGAGCCCGCTCTCGATCGCGAGCGCCGAGGCCGTCCATTCGCGGGCCTTCATGGGGAACCCGCAATCTGCAGGTTCCAGAACCCGCGCCGTTGCTCACTCGTGGCGGTGGAACGGCCGAAAAGCGCGGCGAAAACTTTGGCGGAAAAACGCCGCACGCGGTG